CCACTAAATCCAGAAATACCCGAGAAGCCGCTGTAGCCGGATATACCAGAGAATCCAGAATAACCTGAGATGCCACTGAACCCTGAGTAGCCAGAAACTCCACTGAATCCGCTATAACCACTTATGCCGCTAAATCCACTGAAACCTGATATTCCTGAAAATCCAGAGTATCCTGAAATACCCGAGAACCCTGAATATCCACTATAACCAGAGATTCCTGAGAAGCCACTAAATCCACTTACTCCACTGAATCCAGAAATTCCAGAAATTCCACTAAAGCCACTATATCCGCTAATACCGCTGAATCCAGAATAACCACTAATTCCGGAGAAACCGGAATATCCAGAGATACCGCTGAATCCGGAGAAGCCACTATATCCTGAGATGCCGCTAAATCCTGAATAGCCAGAAATTCCAGAGAATCCAGAAAAGCCGCTTACTCCGCTAAAACCAGAGAAGCCACTTACACCACTAAATCCAGAGAACCCGGAAATACCAGAGAAGCCGCTATAACCGCTAATGCCGCTAAATCCACTATATCCTGAGATACCAGAGAATCCAGAATAACCGGAGATGCCGCTAAATCCTGAAAACCCGCTAACTCCGGAGAAGCCACTAAATCCTGATACCCCGGAGAATCCACTATACCCAGAAATGCCACTAAATCCTGAGAAGCCAGAGACTCCACTGAATCCAGAATAACCTGAAATACCTGAGAATCCACTATATCCACTTATCCCAGAAAATCCTGAAAAGCCGCTTATGCCACTGAATCCAGAGAATCCTGAAATTCCTGAATAGCCGCTATAACCAGAAATTCCAGAGAAGCCAGAATAGCCTGAAATACCAGAGAAACCTGAGTAGCCACTAATTCCTGAAAACCCACTATACCCACTAATGCCGCTGAAGCCAGAGAATCCGCTTATGCCACTGAATCCAGAGAATCCGCTTATGCCACTGAATCCAGAGAATCCAGAAATGCCTGAGAATCCGCTGTAGCCACTGAAGCCAGAGAAACCAGAGAATCCACTTACTCCTGAGAATCCCGAGTAACCACTTATTCCAGAAAATCCTGAGTAACCCGAAATTCCAGAGAAGCCACTAAAGCCACTTACTCCGCTAAATCCGGAAAAGCCAGAGTATCCACTAACTCCAGAGAAACCGCTATAACCAGAATATCCTGAGTAACCAGAGATTCCGCTAAATCCTGAATATCCGGAAATGCCACTGAAACCCGAATAACCAGAGATACCTGAGAACCCAGAGAAACCAGAAATGCCGCTAAATCCGCTAAATCCAGACACGCCCGAGAAGCCACTGTATCCGGATATACCTGAGAATCCAGAATATCCAGAGATTCCACTAAATCCTGAATAACCAGAAATACCAGAGAAACCACTGTAACCACTTACTCCACTGAAGCCCGAGTAACCCGAAACTCCTGAAAATCCACTGAATCCTGATACCCCCGAGAAACCACTAAATCCAGAAATACCCGAGAAGCCGCTGTAGCCGGATATACCGGAGAAGCCTGAGTAACCAGAAAGCCCCGAGAAGCCACTATATCCACTAATGCCACTGAAACCGGAGAAGCCTGAAACTCCGGAAAATCCACTGAATCCTGAAATACCAGAGAAACCTGAGTATCCTGAAATACCAGAGAAACCTGAGTATCCTGAAATACCTGAGAAACCTGAATAGCCACTAATACCGCTGAAGCCAGAGTATCCTGAAATTCCGGAAAATCCCGAGAATCCTGATACTCCGCTAAATCCAGAAAATCCAGACACGCCCGAGAAGCCACTGTATCCGGATATTCCAGAGAAACCAGAATATCCAGAGATTCCGCTAAATCCTGAGTAACCAGAAACGCCGGAAAATCCACTGAATCCCGAAATACCGGAGAATCCTGAGAATCCTGATACACCGCTAAATCCTGAGAATCCACTTATGCCAGAGAATCCAGAGTAACCTGAAGTTCCAGAGAAGCCACTATAGCCACTGAAACCAGAATAGCCTGAAATACCAGAGAAGCCACTAAAGCCACTTACTCCGCTAAAGCCACTGAACCCACTAATTCCAGAGAAACCAGAATACCCACTTATTCCGGAAAAGCCTGAGAACCCGGACACTCCACTAAAACCACTGAATCCTGATGTTCCTATTCCCGAGAAGCCGCTATAGCCAGAATAACCTGAGATTCCTGAAAATCCACTAAATCCAGAAACGCCAGAGAATCCCGAGAATCCACTTATGCCAGAGAAACCGCTAAAGCCTGATGTTCCTGCTCCAGAATATCCACTAAATCCACTAAATCCCGAGAATCCTGATACTCCGCTAAAGCCTGAGAATCCTGATAATCCACTGAAACCGCTAAACCCACTTATTCCAGAAAATCCTGAGAAGCCACTATAACCAGATGACGCGGCAGATCCATTTAATCCAGAAAATCCGGAGATTCCGCTAAATCCAGAAAATCCACTAATGCCGCTAAATCCTGAGAAGCCTGAAATACCAGAGAATCCAGAATAACCAGAAACTCCTGAGAAGCCACTAAATCCTGAGATACCAGAGAACCCCGAGAACCCAGAAATTCCGCTAAACCCACTGAACCCAGAAAGTCCAGCACCGGAGAAGCCACTAAATCCTGATGTTCCTGAAAAGCCAGAGTATCCGCTAATACCACTGAAACCAGAGTAACCAGAAATCCCAGAAAATCCGCTGAAACCTGATAAGCCAGAAAATCCAGAGAAGCCACTTACACCACTAAATCCAGAAACGCCGGAGAATCCAGAATAGCCTGAAATGCCAGAGAACCCAGAAATTCCACTGAAGCCTGAGTAACCACTGATACCGCTGAAACCAGAATATCCGGAAACTCCTGAGAATCCAGAGAATCCACTAAATCCAGAAATGCCAGAGAATCCTGAATAACCGGAGATGCCGCTAAATCCTGAATAACCACTGATGCCAGAAAAGCCACTAAAACCACTCACTCCGCTAAATCCAGAGAACCCAGAAACACCAGAGAAGCCAGAATATCCAGATGCCCCCGAGTAACCAGAGTACCCAGAAATGCCACTATATCCGCTAACTCCAGAGAATCCGCTGAAGCCGCTTATTCCACTAAACCCAGAGAACCCACTATAACCAGAGAATCCAGAGAATCCGCTGAACCCACTGAACCCAGACTTTCCAGAGAAACCAGAATAACCTGAAATTCCTGAGAAACCAGAGTAGCCGCTTATTCCTGAGAAACCTGAATAGCCTGAAACTCCTGAGAAACCCGAGTAACCAGATACTCCGCTAAATCCAGAGAATCCTGAAATGCCGCTGAAACCACTAAAGCCGCTGATACCAGAGAACCCACTATAGCCTGAAATACCGCTGAAGCCGCTAAATCCACTTACTCCCGAGAATCCTGATACGCCAGAAAATCCACTGTAACCTGAATAGCCTGAAATGCCGCTAAATCCTGAAAATCCACTTTGACCAGAATATCCAGAAGTTCCAACTCCGGAATAACCACTTATTCCAGAGAATCCGCTGAATCCTGAAATTCCTGAGAATCCAGAGAATCCGCTAACTCCATTACTTCCTGTTCCTCCACTGTAACCAGAAAATCCACTTATACCAAGACCACTAAATCCTGAAAACCCGCTAATACCGTTATTTCCAGAATATCCAGATACTCCTGAGAAACCGCTAAAGCCAGAAGAACCAATATTACCACTAAACCCGCTAATTCCTGAAAATCCTGAAACCCCGCTTATCCCGCTAAAACCACTGAATCCAGATATTCCCAACCCACTAAACCCAGAGAATCCACTTAGCCCCATAAATCCGGAACCACTTGCACCTGTACTGAAAATTACCCAGGCGCTTCCGTTCCATTGCCACGTGTTGCCATCAACAGAAGTAGTACATAACATACCAGTAACTTTTCTGATATCTGGAATTGCATCTCTATCAGAAGTTAACGTTACATTGTATAGACCACCAATACCCTGATTAGCATAATGAGTTCCATAAGTGTCATTTGTATCCGGCTGAATTATTGGAGCAATTATTATCGTACCTATATTAGCTGTCATGATACACTCACTTGTATTCCGACGCCATATTGAACATAAGTAGATCTATAACAGTCATATGAAAGAACTAATGAATAAGTATTTGTATAGGAAATAGTTGTTTTCACCCAGGCAGTATTCAACAATCCGTTCACAGTAAATGTAGGAGTTCCAAAAGAACTTGGCCATGCAAAGTAAATATATTGGCCGCTAGCAGATATTGTTTGTGATTGATGAAAGTTCAGAGATAGGTAATTTGAAAGACTATTCACTGTTGCTTCATTAGGAGTTACATCAGAAGATACGCCGTAGAACACAGGGTATTCAAATACAACTCCTGCTGATGACGTTGCTCCGTTAGTTCCGTCACTTCCAGAAATTGTCCATGTTTGAGATGATGTAAGTCCAAGACTTGTTAGATTATCAGTTCTTTGGGCTGCTGGCAGAAATCCTATTCCATTGTTTATCTCTTGTGCTATTATATTTTTATTCCAAGTCCAAGAAAGAGTTAGAGAGTTAATTGTTTGGCCAGTTGTCGCTACTGTTACGCTCGAATTCATCGAAACTGTAGGGGCGACATAAAGAAGTTGATCTAATGCTTCTTGTACGTTGGCTAATAACGGGTCACTTGGATTCGTATAAGAGACTTCCGAGGCTGTTATTGGGCCACCGCCAGGGGTCAGCTCGGACACTTTTATGCTCTTATTTTTACCTTGACTTACGCTAAAAAATGGAATCAAGTCATCGGGATTAGCCGACAATACTTCAGGTAAATGTTGAATATCCATTGGAGGGAGTACTGCCATTGAGGTAAAATCTTGTCCTTGTTGTTCTTTACTTCATGTATTTATAAAAGTTGTGATTTTGGCTTTCATTTCTTGTATAATATCCTAATGGCTAAAAAGTTCTCTATAATTATACCAACATTTAATCATTGCTCCGATTGTCTCCAGCCGGCCATCGAGTCCATCCTAAAATACACAGACCAATCAATCATAGAAATTATCATCGTCTCAAATGGTTCTACAGACGGGACTGACGAATACCTAAAAACTCTTCCCAAAGATATTTTTACAACTCTCTCCTTCCCAGAACCTCTTGGCTATACTCGTGCTACTAATGAAGGAATAAAAATTGCCAATGGAGAGTTCGTAATTCTCTTCAATAATGATAATCTTCTACTTCCGCAACCAACGAATGAATGGCTGAATTATCTTCATAAACCATTTATAACGGACCCTAAATGCGCTATTACTGGTCCTCTTCGGCTTCAAGATGTTTATGTTAATTGCGGAGTTATTATCTTCTTCTGCGCAATGATACCTCGAAGGCTATTCCAGGAGTTAGGATTATTGGATGAAATATTCTCTCCAGGAGGGTGCGAAGATATTGATTTTACTATGAAATGTATAAATGCTGGTTATACAACACATCAAGTTCCTTCTAATGAAAAGGCTCAATTTACCGAAACCAATACGACAATTTTTATGATATGGCACAAGAATAATAAAACATTTGGAGAGATACCAGAATATTCTTCACATATTATCAAGAGGAATGGAATGGTTGTATTGAAGAGATATAATAAGAATATAAAATTGAATATAGGTTCTGGTTCTATTCATTTACAGCACTATGGATTTATTAGTGTAGATGATAAAAATCCTACTGCTGACTTGGTTGGAGATATTTGCGAAGATTTAGTTTTTGATGATAATTCCGTTAGTGAGATTTATTGTGGTCATGTCATCAATCATTGTGAAGATGCTGTGAGATTTTTGGAGACGTGTTATAGGATATTGAAACCAGGAGGATTTATCGCTGTGGAAATGCCTGATATGTGGAGACTTTGTGAAGAATATCTCAAAGGCAATTTGGAGAGGCGTCAGGAAGTAATGAAGTGGCTTTTTGACGGATATGATATTGAATGGAAAAAGTATTCGGCTATGTCTGGGTGGGATTGTGAGAGTATGAAAAATCTTATGGAGAAAATAGGATTTAGGAATATAATGATAGGAAGTGAAGTAATGAAGAGAAGTGGAATTAATTTTAGATGCCAAGGAAATAAATGACACAACACATATACGATACTAATATAGGACAATATAGAAGGCTCGAATGGGAACTTATATCAGCAAGAATAAAGAATAAAAGTTGCGATACAGAAGATGAACATAGAATAGCAGATCAAATAGATGTAGTTTGGGATGCTTGTTCTGCTGAGGAAATAGATGACATAGAGAATAATGCTCCAAGATATTATGACTTCCTTTATGAATGGAATAAATCATATTTGAGTATCTATGAATGTGCTCAATATTTTATAGATCAGCATCCTAAATTACTTGAATGTGATAAAAAGAATTGGAAGATAAAAACCACACAATCAAGTCTCTTCGGAACGGAATGGAAGGAAAATGATGCGTTTTTGTATTGTATTATCCAAGAAGGTTCGAATTGTATGGTGAAAACATTGTGCGATAGAGATTTTGAGAGATTGAATAAGGAATATACGTTTGATAGGTATGCTTCGAATGCTCCTATATTTGTGAGAAAATAGTTCCTAATATTTACTGAAAATGATATATAATGGATATAAATAGTATATAGGAGGTATTTATGATGTTCGCAAAGAAAAAAGATATAGGAATATTAGTAAGAACTACGAAGGAAGAGAAGGCAAGATTTATTGAAGTGGCTAAAAAGAGTGGATGCCCAAGTCTTACCGCTTGGGTCCTGATGGTATTGAGGAAGGAGAAATAAAATGGAAAGTGAATTGGAAATAGATGCTATTGTAAGTAAAGATTTATGGGAAGTAAATATAGAGAAAATTGTTGAGGTTCTGAATAAAATAGAGAGATTTTATACATTCGAAGAGGCTGTTGGAAAAGGGGCTATCTATTTACTAATAAGTCCTTCCGGTAAATGTTATGTGGGTCAGAGTTGGCGAGTAAAAGAAAGAATACACGAATATAAAGTAATAAACAGTAATATCAAAGGTCAGCCGGCTATTTACAGAGCTTTATTGAAATATGGATCGAATAACCTCATTTACAAAGTTATAGATATATGTATAACACAGTCTCAAGAAGAATTAGACAGTAAAGAAATATTTTATATTAATTTTTTTAATAGTCTTATAGAAGGTTATAATTTAAATGCTGGTGGCCACAACAGCAAACCAACGGCAGAAACCAGAAAAAAACAGAGCGAGGCAGGTAAAGGAAGAATACAATCGCCGGAACATCGTAAGAAAAGAGCGGCCGCACAATTAGGCAGTAAAAATCATCAATACGGAATACCAAGAACTTCAGAACAGAAGAAGTTTATAAGCGATGCTAATTTTGAACGGCATAGAAATAAAAAATGGAAATATCTAAATATTTTGATAAATCCTATTGGTGAAATAATATATATAAAAAATCTTTACTATTATTCTAAAAATAATAATTTAGATACATCTCACATTTATAGTGTGATGACAGGAAAACTTAAAAGTCATAGAGGTTGGACAGGTAGAAGAGAATTAATAACTGATGATAATAGCCATTTAGCACAAGATAAAGATATGTTCCCTAATTAGAAAGTAAAAATGTCTAAAAAAATAAAATATTCCGTCGTTATTCCGACATATAATCACTTCCGCGATGCACTACTACCGTGTATCGAGTCAATTATAAAATATACCGACTTCTCTGAAACAGAAATTATCGTAGTGGCTAATGGTTGTGTTGATGAGACCAAGGATTATCTCGCTACATTACCTAAAAATATATTCAAGACTATATGGATTGATGCTCCTTCCGGATACACTGTCAGCACCAATAGAGGCATAGACGAAGCAGAAGGCGATTACATTATATTGCTAAACAATGATACTGCTCTACTTCCACAGCCAATAAATCAATGGCTTCATATGCTGGAAGAGCCATTTACTAAAGATCCGTTGGTTGGGGCATCTGGACCCATGCTCAACTACTGTCCCCATTCAGAGAGAAACTTCCTTATCTTCTTCTGTGTTATGATAAAAGTTGAAATGTTCGAGAAGTTCGGATTACTTGATGAAATATTCAATCCTGGCTTTGGAGAAGATACTGACTTTTGTATAAAACTTCAGGATGCCGGTTATAAGTGTATTCAGGTTCCAATAGAAGGACCATTGATAGCCGATTCCAATCAAGAGAGAATGACAGGATTTTATCCAGTCTGGCACGCTGGAGAAATAACTCTCGGTGTAATGCCTGAAGGAAATGCTCTACTCGCTAAAAATCGTAAAATACTCGAAGATAGATATAAAAATAAAAAGCCTAATTATGAAGTAAAACCACAGTATCACATATTCAATGCCACAACAGCAACAATAAAAGAAGAGCCTAAAACTACTTCTGATCCATTCACCCACCTTACGAAACTCAATATTGGTTGCGGAGACGCTTTACTTCCTGGATATCTCAATACTGACTTATATAATCCTAATGCTCAAGTGAAAGCTGATGCTACTAAGCTTCCGTTCCCTAATGGAAGATTCGAAGAAGTAATATCTATACAGGTATTCGAGCATCTCCCCTGTCAGGAAGCTATGAATATCCTTACAGAATGGAAAAGAGTTCTAAAACCAGGCGGAAAACTCGTTATTGAAGTTCCTAATATTCAAGAACTATGTAAAAACTTCGAATCAGCAGATAAACAAGCCAGATACCGTATTCTTGATTGTATTTACGGCACGACTTTCCCGAAAACGCCCCACCTCTACGGCTGGTATCCTGAAATCCTCAATGATCATCTCATCTATATTGGGATGGAGAAAATCATATTCAGTCCTGCCCAAGTCTATCATTGGGGGTATAATATGAGAGTTGAATGTTATAAGTCAGACGGCAAACCTAATCCAGAACCGGAGAAAAGTCAAGAAATGAAAAATATTCTCAATGATGTGGAGACGATAAAGTTGTCTGACATTCCCAACACAAAGGACTTGAATGCTAATGGGGCGAAGTGGGCAGAAGATAAAGACCTGATTGTACCTACAGAATTGCCAGAAGGGTATTTTAGCACGGAAGATATTCAAGTATATAGAAGTCTTGTTAGTAATTTGCCAGATAATGGTTCTATGGTTGAGATAGGAGTATGGAAAGGAAAATCTCTCTGTTCAATAGCCGATATTATTCGCAGCAAAAACATAAAAGTATATGCTATCGACACATTTAAAGGAACTGATAATATTGATGAGCAGTTTTTAGCGAATGAAGCAAAAGAACACAATATTCGTGTTATTTTTGAGGAGAACATTCGTAGGTTCGGAATAAAAAATAATGTCGTGATTATGGAGATGGATAGTATAGAAGCGGCGAAGTGTATAAAATTGAAACCGGAACCGTTTATTGATTTTATTTTTATTGATGGCGATCATATGTATGAGAATGTGAAAAATGACATTAATGCTTGGATGCCTCTGATGAAAGACGGGAAGGCGCTGGCTGGCCATGATATAAAATGGAACGGAGTTATGAGGGCAGTTCAAGAGATTTTTAGTGCTCCCGATATCTATGCTATCGATAATCTGTGGTGGAGTAAAAAGATATCCCACAATAGGGGAAGAATAATTGACGGGTTCATATTCTCTAACGAACTTGACATTATTGAGATGAGATTGAATATATTGGATGATGTTGTAGATAAGTTCGTCATTGTTGAGAGCACTAAAACTCATACCAATAAAGATAAGCCACTTTACTTCAACGAAAATCTCGGTAGGTTCAGGAAGTTTTTACATAAGATTGAGCATGTCATTGTTGAGGATAATCCAGATAACAACGACGATCCATGGAGCCGCGAGAGACACCAAAGAGACTGTATTATGCGTGGTTTGAAAGATATGCGCGATGATGATATTGTAATGATTAGTGATGCCGATGAAATAGCCAATCCGGAATTATTGAAGATATATAGTGCTTCTATGGGCCCTAAAATGCTCTGTATGAAGTTGTTCTATTATGCTCTCAATGTTCTTGCTCCTGAAAATAAATGGCAGTGGCTAAAAATAGTTCCTTGGAAAGTCATAAAAGATAATAATATGACATGTTGCCAGATACGTTATACAGAGTTTCCGCAATTCGGAGAAGATTTTGCTGGAGGCTGGCATTGGTCCTATGTCGGTAATAAAGACTTCATAAAAAATAAAATAGAGAGTTTTGCCCATACCGAGCACGATAAACCAGAAATAAAAAACACCATAGAAGATAAGATAAAAAATAATAAAGATTTGTTCGGAAGAGATATAACATTTGAGACAGTAATGATAGACGAAAGTTATCCAGATTACGTCAGATATAATTTTGATACTCTCTATAAAAAAGGGTTTATCAAGGATGGACTAAAAGATGCTTCCGTTGACAATGATATACAACAATTCAACTATCAAAACCAACAAAGAAATATGACAATTCTTCCGCAACACTGGATATCATTACAACAACCATCAATATATCAGAGCCTCATGGCTGCTAATTCAGATAAGACGCAGAAAGTTTATGAGCATACAATAAGATAATTATTTTTTCTTTTTAGGAAGAATCGACCATCCTTTTTTATGGTCATTCCATTTTCTTCTACTAAAATCTTCAGGTAAAGTGTCGTTTTTTATTTTATTGTCCAATTCCCACATAGGTTGTATATTAGTATAATGGAAGCACATCTGTTGACCTTCAAGGGTTCTTATAATTTTTAGAACATTCTTGAAGTAGTCGCAAGGAATGATGTGATCATAATTCCATTTACCTGGACCTTTACCGTGGTTTTCCCAAGTCATTCCTGGCAAAAATTGCTTCTCTATCCATCGATAAAAACAATCCAGAGAACACCCTAATAACTTGAAAGCACTACTTTTTTTGTCTTTTCTTTTTACATGATATCTAAAAGCGCCTCTTAATTGGCTCATTGTTCTATGATTTTTATCCTTTTTTCTTCTATCTCTGGCCCTTTTATTAATTGCCGGCCTGTTATTTTTAGAATATTCTTTATCATATTCTTGGAGATGTTTTTTATTCTTTTTTCTCCATCTTTTCATATAATTAGGATCTTTTTTCCTTCTTTTTCTATTATTTTTTGCTACTCTTTTTTTATTTTTTTCGTACCACTCTTTTCCTTTTCCATTAGAACACAGTTTGCACCAGCCAGCTTTACCATCTTTACTATTTTTATTATTATAGAAATCCTCTATTGACTTATCTTCTCCACAAGGCCCCTGACATATTTTATGTGTTCTGTTCATCATCTCTTCCGTAACAATTCTATCCTTACATTCATCGCAGCACATCATTTTATCTATATTACGTTTTATTCTTTGGATAATAGCATTAGGAGATACCAACCATTCCGCAGTACAACCTTTATTTTTACAATAGAACAATGTCGGCGTGTTGCTGTTTATAATTTCCCCTTTTATTCCTATATTAGTATCTTTTAGAAATATATCTTCATAATCCTTTTTTGATCTTTTTATTTTGCCTCGTCTTTTTTTAGGTATTTCTGGTATTTTATCGGCTAATTTTTCCATAGTTGGAACGATAGTAGAATATTTTATATTTTTTATTTTATTAACTTGAGACTTTGGTAATTTAGTCTTTATTACCTCTTCTTCGCTATGTTTATGATTACAATTTGGTTTATCGCACATATAAGATATCCTATGGCCCCAGCAATGGTTTGTTCCCGTTAGAATGGTTTGCTATTACCATTCTGGGAGCACAGGATATAAAATTGGTTCTTGTCTAACGGGAACAATTATATAGCCTAATACATATACTATTTATATCACAAGGGAGAAGTTTTTAGAATAAATCTTGATATTTTAGATAAATGATGATAAAATAGCACTAGGAACTAAATTATGAATAATGCTGATGTGACTGCTTATATCTCTACGAAGGATAGGTATGGAACCACTCTACCTCTCGCAATGGCTTCTATAATAAATCAGACAGTTCTTCCAAAAAAGTTTATCATGTTCCAAGATAGCGAGCCAGTAGATATTAGAACCAATAGCCTATATCTTCACTTACTTCATCTTCTTGACGAAAAAAAGATAGAATGGGAAATTGTCTTCGGTCCTAAAAAAGGCCAGAGTTGGAATCATCAAGCGGCAATTACAAAAGCGAAAACTGAATGGCTTTGGAGACTTGATGACGATAATATAGCAGAGCCTAATGTCCTAGAAGAATTATTGAAAAGCGCCGATGATAAAACAGGAGCAGTAGCAGGATTGGTTATCGATCCATCCCAGATAAAAACAACCGATGATAGGAACTTGAAAAATGACATAGCGCACATTTATGACCAACCTAATACGCAGTGGTTCAAGCACGTTCGTAAAGATGTCTTCGATGTAGAGCATTTATATTCTTCCTTCATTTATAGGAAGAAAGCAAGCGAGCACGGATATTGTTTATCTCTATCTCCCGTTTGTCATCGCGAAGAAACTATATTCTCCCACGAAATGTTCAGAGCAGGATGGAAATTGAAGATAAATCCTAATGTAATTACTTGGCATTTGCGTGAACCGACAGGCGGCATTAGAAGTTATACTGATAAATCGTATTGGGATCATGACGAAGCCATTTTTACAGAAAAGATGAAATTGTGGCAGACTAATATAAAAGATGATAACTTCTATGTGATTTTAGACGCAGGGCTAGGAGACCACTGGGCATTCAAGCATATTCTCCAAGAACTAAAAGAAAAATATAAAGATAAGTTAGTTATTGCCTGTTGTTATCCTGCCGTCTTCTCGAACGATAATGTAAAACTTATTAGCATTCAAGATGCTAAAAATAAGTTCAACAATATAGAAAAATATAATTTATACCAGTGGATGGGAGAGAACAACTGGAAGGGAACTCTCATTGATGCTTATCGGAAAATGTATTTATCGTAAGCATTTTGTGCTATAATATCATAAAGGATCATTATGCTCGTAGATTTTACTACTTCTAAAAAACCAATTCCTGACGACGAAGACTGGACATTACTAACTCCACAACAGCGACAGAATATTCATCCTATGTTCTCTTCTATAAATGACTTACCTTGTGAGATATTTTATAACCACTCTCTAAAATGCTTCCATGCGCTCTACGACTATGAAGATACTAATGATACTTACTTGAAAGGTTCTCTATCCCCTTCTGCTCCAAGAATTGTAGAAGATATAACGGAATACTACAACGATGTCAAGTAGTCGGTTGGGGTTATTGATTGATATCCAGACATTATTGAAGTTAGTGAAGTTCAACGATGACTTCCGTAATCTCTTCTACGCTCTCTCATTCTGGACTTCCGAACACAAGAGACTTATTGAAAATTATGTGGTAAATACAGACGTTTTAGCCAAGGAAACGATATGGAAGGAACTCTCTACGTCTGATTTTATTCCAGAGATAAACTATATAATCAAGAAGTGGAGAGAATTACACGTCAATTACCAAGATATTGAGAAGCAGGTAGAATTGATGAAAGAAGGTAAAAAAGGACATTCTCTTGTTGGTAAAGTAATAAAGTTTGATAGCCTATATAAATACCCCGAAGTCGTAAAATACGTAAAGTCCCAGGATATGGCGTATAATGGGTTCAAGTTGCTTCCGGTAAAATCTGGCTTCCTTCAGATGTTCTTCTAGGAGTTTTTATGCTACAAGTTTTTACAGATGCTAATGAAGAGTTCTCGTTCGGTATTTTTATAATTGATGAGCGTCTCTGTAAAAAAACCATATTATTCATTAAACAGAACTTCGGATATGAATTAGAAGCCACCGATGACGATGAAGATTTTACAGAGATTGGCGAGTTCCTTGTTGATACTTTACTCATACGATACAAAGACTTCTCGGAAGACTGGTTGGAATTAGGTAGTAAGATAAACCTTCATATCATTCCGTAGTTCTTGGCTTTATAATCTCTCAATGAATGATGAAGAATATCTAAAAAAGTCCAAGTTAGCATTCAATTTATCGCATAGTTCCATAGAGTTATTAGACAAGTGTAGTTATGCTTTTTACTTGCGATATGTCTTGAAGTTTTATCCAGAAGGGTTGCCCCCGAATTACTCTACGGAATATGGCCAATTATTCCACGATGTCTGCGAGGTCTACACAGGAACAGGAGAACAAGAAGTTTATAATCTCATTGCTAAATATAAACCTAAATATCAGATAAATGACGAATATGAGAAGAAGATACCGTTAGGGGTGAGGAACTTTTTGTTTTTTTGGAATAAGTATTTGGTCGGAGCCAAGAAGATTTACAGAGAGAAGAAGATCCAAGTATTCCTGAATGAGTTTTTGGGTCTCAATGGTTTATTAGACGTTTTATATAGATTAAATGATGGTTCTTGGATTATAGCCGACTGGAAATCCTCAAAGAAGCGTTCTAATTATTCAGCACAACTCTCCTGTTATTTTTATCTTCTGTCGCTTATTAGTAAAGAACCAATGGATAAAATAAAATGCCAAGTTGTTTATCTATGTGCGGAGAAGGAGAGCGGTATAACGGAGGAATATAATCTTACCATTGACGATAGAGATGATTATGAGAATAGGATTTTATCAGCAGTGGACAGATTATCTAAAATGAATGTAGAAGATCCGAAGGTTTGGAGAATGAAGCCTGGACCACTATGCCCTTGGTGCGACTACTATTTGGAACGTGGGGGAATATGTGAAGGTAATAAAAACTTGGAGAAGTAGTTTTAGGCTTTACAATAAATAAAATGTCTAATATCTCCCATCTTATCAATAAAAATCATCTCGGCAATAATGTAGAAGTTCTTCGTCAGTTCCCAGAAGAATGTATTGATCTTACTGTATCTTCTCCTCCTTATGACTTGATGAGAACATATAAAGGTAAAGTTGATAAAGATAAAATATACGATGGCTATTATTCATTCCCATTCGAAGATTTAGCCAAGCAACTTTATCATGTGACGAAGCCGGGGGGGGTTGTCGTATGGGTAGTAGCAGATGGAACGAATGATAAAGGCGGAGAGACAGGAACTTCTTTTAGACAGGCTTTATACTTCCAATCTCTTGGCTTCAATATTCACGACACCATGATTTATGAGAAGAATGGTTGTGCCTTCCCTTCCAATAATCGCTACTACCAAGTCTTCGAGTATATGTTCGTTTTTAGTAAAGGGAAACCTAAAACCGTAAATCTCCTAAAAGACAGGAAGAATAAATGGGCTGGAACGTCTGGATGGGGGAAGCAATCACACAGGAACGAAGATGGGGTTCTTATTGAATGTGAAAACCATATTACTCCTGATGTTGGCGTTCGCTTCAACATCTGGAAAATAAACAACGGAAAAGGATTTACTACCAAGGACGAAAATGCCTTCCAACACCCAGCAATGTTCCCAGAGAAGTTAGCGGAAGATCATATCTTGTCATGGAGCAATGAAGGAGATGTCGTGTTGGATCCATTTATGGGAAGCGGAACTACTGGCAAAATGGCTTACCTCAATAAAAGGAATTGGATAGGCTGTGAGATAAATGAGGAATATTGTAAGATAATTGAAGAGAGAATAAAAAAGGCTAAAAAAGATGCCCCAAATATATCTGATAATGTCTTCGAGGAACTAGCATCCGACCCTTGACATCCTCTCAAAAATCCTTACCATAGTCTTTATTCCCAGGAAGGGTTCTATAAATGCGTTGTCTTGAATTGAATGCGGATTATACTTATCTCTCTATAAAGGGTTGGTATGAGGCTTTATGCCTTGTTATTGCCGAAAAAGCCCATACTGTTGAGACATACAATAAGGATATCAGGTCTCAGTATTTAACATTCAAGATGCCTGCCATAATAGTGATGAATGATTTTAAGAAAGTTAAGAAGCGTAAGAGGAACTTCGCGGCTAATACCAAGAATATCCTTATCCGAGATGGGTTCAAGTGTGCCTATTGTGGATGTAAACTCACTCTCGGAACAGGAACTAAAGACCATATTACTCCGGAGTCAAAAGGTGGCAAAACGTCTATGATGAACTTGGTTGCTTGTTGTAAGCCTTGTAATTCTAAAAAAGACAATCACTCGTGCGAAGAAGCAGGTATGTGGCCTCAGATAAAGCCTCGGGAATTATCTAATGAGGAGCGTTTACAGTGCCTAGTGAAAACCATGCAGTCGAAGGAACGTATGGTATGGAACAATTGGCTAAAAGAGAATAACGTAGTTCTCTGGTGAAGGCTTTTATCTGGTATAATAAGGGATATGAATGAACTTCTATCCATTTTTATATTCCTTCTTATAGCACTCTCTATTACAGATTTATGGATATCCTCCTACTTCTTCCGCAATCTAAAAAATAGAGTATCTCGACTTCCTTATACTCACATTTTTGCCTGTGCGGAGTGCTTCTCGTTTTGGGTTGGATTGGGATTATCGTTCTTCCTCAATCCTCTATTGACATCCTTCCATTTTACTTCACTCTCCCATATATTCTGCGGGAGCATTACCTATCTTATCGCTCGTCTCCTATACAGCAAAGGAATATTATAATGTATTCTGTTCATCACTTCCTCGAAGGCATCACCAAGGACAAGAAGTTCTCCGATTTTGTGATAAATAAACGTAAAGAAATTGAAGCAGACGTAAGAAGTTTTAGAGCAGATCCGAATTGTTCCTGTAAAAATAGATTGATGAAGTTCTATGACACGAACAAGTCCCTGTGCGATTTAGATATGGATTTATATTCAGAGAACAATGGCATCAACTTCAATAACTTCGTAAAAATAGAACAAGAGATAAATAACAACTATAAGAACCTTCTAAAAACTTCATTACCTCCAAGCGAATGGCATAAATATAAAGATGTCATAGGAGAGATAGTAGAGATAAGTCCAGATCCGAATGAATATAAGAGAGTTATAACTATTGCTCGGGAAGAATGGTTATATAACGGATTGAATATTTTAGAGACTGGGAAGTTAGACCCGCAGACAGGAGAAGAGAAGATAGTATGGCTGTTATTGTTTTATTGAGGAATATAGATGAGTAGTAGCGCATTAATCGATTGGAGCCAATTCAAGGGCGATGACGCATATTTTATCGGAAACCACAGAGCAATCGTAGAAGATAATGATGATCCGCAAAAAGCAGGTCGAGTTCGCGTGAGAATATATGGCCTTCATTCTCCATTTTCGGAAGAGACACCCACCCCACATTTGCCTTGGGCTCAGCCGTGCTTATCTATCGGATGGAGTGGCGGGCATAATATCTATAATAAAGAAAGCGTCGATATTACTACTCGTTATAGACCAGGCAATCAGAGCGATCAGACACTTCCAGCAAAAAACTCTACTTTTTTACAGCCGCCTTCCGTATCTAATGTAAGTTCATTCGTAGATCCGGTAGAGGATGATTGTGGAACAGGGGGAATATTTACGGTTCCAAGAAAAGGCACAATAGTATGGGTATTTTTCGAAGGTGGAGATCATACTTCTATCCATTACTTCTGCGCATCCCCGAAAAAGAAGGACTGGCAAGATCAGCAAGTAAAAATAACTGGCGATGTAAAGGATAAAATTGATCAGGTAGCATCATTAAGAGATAATTTTACGCCTGACAGAGAGTTATATTCTGGATCTGCTCCTGCTAATAATGCCGGAGTTCAGACGTGGTGCTCTAAACCAAGAATGTCTATATATCCCATAGACAATATCCCGCAACAGAATATTACTTCGTTCACGTCAGCCACAGGAACAACATTTATTATAGTAAATGATGCTGGACATGAGCGCATCTACGTTGTTAATAAAGGTTATATATCGCAAGTAGATGAATACGGACATAAAAAAGAATTGGTTGGGCCTACATCAACTGGCAACTCTAATAACACAATAAACTCCAATGACGAAAAATTAGTAGCAGGGCATAGCGAACTTCATATTATGGGAGACTATAATGTCTTTACTGATGGTAATTGCTTCTTCCAAGTTCAAGGAAATGCCCAATTCAATGTCAGTCAAAATGTTGGAATAGTATCTCAATCTGGAGACGTTGATGTTGTTGTAAAATCTGGAAATTGTAATCTTGAACTCACCCAGGGAAATATGAATGCCCACGTTGCCGGCAATCTTCAAGCTCAGATAGATAATAGTATGATAGCGAAGGTAGGTAGTAATGTAGATCTATCGGTTAGTGGAAATCTTACGGCTGAAGTAGAGGGGAGTACATCTATTCAATCAGATGGCGGAATAGTTCTATCTTCATCTGGTGGAGATATTACATTGGATGCCGGAGCAGGTAATCTCAATCTTCTCTGTACGTCCTTCATGTTATCTGCTAATTCTGATGTAAATATAACTGCTCCTGCTGGCGTAGATATTGATGCTGGTAGTTCCTTTGCTATTGATGCTACTGGGTTCGGTGGGGATGTATCAATGAATGCTCCTATATCAAATGCTCTTCATACTGGTTGTTATCCTGGTCCTGGTGCCGGGCCGCCAACTCCTTTTATTGCTGTTCCTAATCCTGCCGTTCCTGCTACTCCTGTTCAATCCACACAATTTTCCGATAGTCCTAAGTCGGAAACTGTTCAAGCAAATGTAAGTGATAATGAGCAAACTGATGACGTTGATGCTCCCGACAATCCCCAAGATACAGTAGATCCAAGTAGCCTCCATGGATGAAAATTATAAATACTTGAATAATAAGGTTCATCAATAATGACGACACCAGTCCAATCAATTTTTTACTCTGACCTCCCCTATCAACCAGGGCTTACGCAGCTTGGAGATATTTCCCTTATTACTAATTTAGCGGATATTAAGCAGGCTATTTTAACAATAGTTTATACTCCACAAGGCTCAAGGCTTTTCGAACCTACCTTCGGGGTTGGCATAGAGAGATACCTTTTCGAACCTTTTACCAAGGCAACAGCGCAAAATATAGGAAAAGCCATAGAGAATGGATTAAGAACATATGAACCGAGAATATCTCTACAGTCTGTGAATGTATCTATGGAAAAAGATGTTAGTTATAATGTATCAGTTCAATATCTTGTGATTGATAGTCAGTCCAACGATTCCATCAACGTTCAACTCACAACGTCCTAAAAATAGAGAATATATAAAAATGGGTTCCACGCAGCAACCATCTACGCAGATAACACAAAAGAGAACTATTGATTACATTAGTTTCGACTTCGACTCCCTTCAACAGGACATGATCAACTTCCTGAACGAAACTGGCTCATTCAAGGATGCTTCTCTTGTTCAGTCCAATATCAATACTCTTACTGGACTTTTCGCTTATATTGGGGCTCTTTTTGGGTATTATATCAATTCTGCCGCTAATGAAGTCTTCCTATCTACTGCCAAGCGCTATAAGAACCTCAATAAGATAGCACAAATGCTCCGCTATGATCCACGTGGAACCGAAAGCGCCTCTGTCAATGTCGTTGGCTCTCTTGTTGATAATTATGTATTCGGTAAGGCAGGCGAATATATCGAGATACCAGCATATTCAACATTCCCTGCTGTTCTTGCTTCTAATACTGGGACCAATTTTAGTTTTACCAATCCTCAATCCCTTGTTCATCTTGTTCAAGGCTTCGGTATCTCACAATTCAATATTACCAACCTATCTTATAACGGATATCCTCTCCCTTTTACTGCTCCCGCTAACTTTTTTTATAATAATGTCAATCAAGTCTATATAAATCCTCTCAATATCTCTATTCCTCTATCTCTTCAGAAGCCTTTATCAATAATCAATGTCAATACAGTAGATAATTACTACGGCTTCGATACAACTAATTATCCACAGTTCAATCCAGATGACAGCAATTCAGTAGGTCAGCCATTTATAGAGACTGTTTTCGGAACTGAATATGCTCAAACGATGGTTCCTAATACACCTTATTATCTTGTCTTCAACTGGGACTCGAATACATCAACTCCGTTCATAAGTGTAGTCACCGATCCTACTATCCTTGGAATAAAAGAAGAGGACGTGCTCTGTGCTATTATTCTTCAACCTACCGACAATACCAATACGAATTACACTCTTCAACAATATGAGACTGGTCAATTCAATAGGTTCTTTTTAGGTGTTCTAGGAATTGAGAACCTGACCAGCGCGTCTCTTCAATACTCATTCTTCCCGGACAATCTTCAAGCAATTCAACAAATAAATCTAGTAATAAACCAAGATGGCGAAAGTCCTCCAATGACTATTCTGATATCTGGCGTCTATTATACATTTAGTAGTGGCACAATATCAAGTCAGATGTTCGATGAAAACTTTTTTAGTTCCGATGCCGCCGAATATTTCGTGAACTTCGCTATTACTGACCCATCAAATCCATTGACGAATTACGGCGCCACTCTCAATGTCACTACGCTACCACCTGTTGCTAATGAAGTCACCATAGCAACCATCACCACCAACTATACAGACTTGGCGAGTGGAACATCGGCCCTAGCAACATCCAACAACAGCCGCTTCGGCAACATTCAAGTTATTCCTACTATTCCAGTTCAGACATCTACGCAAATAGCCGGCAGAGCATTTATATCTCCTGGGCAAACCTATCAGACTATTACATTCCAAAATCCACTTACTATCCAGCCAGGAGAATCGCAAGTCAATTACAACGTCAATCTTACTCCTGATGGCAACGTAAGAGTATGGTATGGGCTTGCCGATGCTAATGGATTTACAATTTATGTAGAACCAAATACCCAATATACCGGATATGTCTCTTGGATAGCCACAGTAATAAACAATGATAATATCCGTCAGCAGAATGTTGTCTTCAATACTCCAATTCCATTAGGCATATCCGAAAATGGTCTCACGTCTAATTATATGGTTCAATTGACGCCTAACGAGAACATCCAAGTATGGTATGAAAATCCGACTACTACTGGCTTCACTATTCAGACAGAGAAGTCATTTACGGGTAAAGTATCTTGGAGTGTTTATAATTATTTCGCAGATGATACCGTTCCGACAGAGCCAGATAGCGGATACAGACAGCAGGGACAAGTACTATTACCAGCCGGAGTATTCTCACAGGCAATAGTTCTTGATACCCCAATTACCGATATAAATTATGCTATTCAGTTAGTTCCTAATACGAACATTAACGTCTTCTATACGAACAAATCATCGAAAGGATTTACTCTCAATATAGAACCTGGCGTTGCTAATACCATTACTACTGTGAATTGGTATGTCGATAGTAGCATTGGATATACATTCCAACAGCACGGCGAAATTGATTTTTCAGGTAGCCTCACTGGACAAGCAACTATTCCAGGATTTAGGTTTTCGAATGTTCCAGAGACATTTACAATACAAAACCTTCTTCAAGGCTCTGTCGCCTTCACATCAATAAACGCAAATACTATTATAGACACGAGCAATAATGGCTTACAGATATCGGTAGACCCAACAAGATTGGCAGAAGATGATGTAAGATATATAGTCAATAATAATTCAATATCAACTAATAGCATCAGAGTATTCATTAAGAACTCTTCCGGAACTTGGGACGAATGGCAGAGAGCCGGAACTGGTTATGATATTAGTACGGCAGTTGGTCAAAAAGTATTCTTCGTCAGAGTAAATCCCGAACAACTTATTCTTATCGAGTTCGGAGATGGCGAAACGTATGGGACTTCTCCACTCAATCAGGAAACTCTTATTATTGGGCTGAATAGCGTAGGAGATCAGGGCAATATTAATAAAGGCGTCATCAGTCCTAATCCAATAGTCTCACAATATATTCTTGGTAATGACAATACTGATATTAACTTCGAGGCTAACTTCGTCGCTTTACTCGGACTAAAATCTCAACAATACTTCGATGGTAATACGCCTTCTACATCTATTATAGATAGCGCAGGAACAGCGCTTCATCAAGGCGATCTCACAATTCTACAAAATGTTAGTGCCGCTGGAGGAAATGTTGTTGAAACCCCAGATGAATTGAGAAAGAATGCCAGCAATTACTTCGTCACTCAAGGAAGGAATGTCTCTACAAATGACGTTCTTCTCTATGTTCAGGAAGTATTTACTGATTATATTCAGGCAGCCGACGTGCTTACCTATAACGATATTCAGTCTGCCGGACTTCTCTCTCCAACCCAATTAGCACAATACTTCTTCAATTACATTTTTATTGTTGCTCTGAATAAAGACGGATCCAATATTATCAGTAAAAATCTCAATGATACAATAGTTAGTCAATTAGAGAACTCGGCAATAAGTATGATCGGACAAGCATATGCCGTTGTTCCTGCTACGTGGGTTCCTATTGATATTCTTATTCGCTATACAAGTGTCAAGAGTTCTAATCCAGAGACAATCGAATCCCAGATGAAGCAGAATATTAGTAATTGGTTCGATCCTAATAATCATATGCTCGGTGAAACTATCAATGCTTCTGATATTATCTCTCTTGTCAATTCGCCAACAGTTCCTAATGTGACAGCAGTGGAAGTCATGCTCAATAAAGATCCAGGAGAGCAATTCACTGTTGCTGATTATACTCCTTCCGTGTCGCCTCAAGCAACAGAACAGGAAGCAATCCAAGCACGTAAAAATAGGCTCATGCAGTTGGTGAGTAAGAACCCATCTCTTGTAAAGGTGTTCCAACCTCTCTTCAATTCTCTCCAAAGTGATGGGACGGTTCATTACGATTATACGCTGAATGTTCAATTACAGCGCTTCGAGTTCCCTCAACTTGGACAAATCATTATTGAACAAGATTTATCAGGCTCATAAAAGGATACTATGGCATTTAGCGCCCAGATAGTTGTAGATAATATCAATGCTCTGATTTATGTGAACGACAAAGTATCTGTCAGTTCAGAGATAACGTATGGTCCTCTACTTTTATCAACTCTTCAATCTTCTGGAATGGTTATCTGTTCCGCAAATAATGCCGTCATTCTTGCTGATATTCTCCCAGTTTATGCCAATTATTCTATTACCAGCATAACAAAACAAACGTGGCAGACGGAAGATGGATATTTTTATAATGGAGATAATTTTTCTCACATATTCAGAGCAGCAGGAGATCAGCAGATAACGACGACCGTATGGAGTAATGAGATGCTCTATAATGGCATTCCATTCACATTCCAATTTACCACATATCAAGTTATTAATCTCACGTCATATTTTCTGAAGTTTATGACTACCAGACTACCGATGTTGGCTAGAAATCAGAACCAGGAGATGATTGATTTACTTACAGCAGGTGCCAACTTCTTCGATGTCATGTATACGAAGGTTCGAGATATCTATACTCTTATTGATATCGAGAAGATAGATCCGACATTCTTCGAAGAATTATCTCTTACCTTCGGACATTTAGATCAATATGCGAAGAAGGTGGCCGGGGATGCTACCAATGCTTCCTTCGATACCTATGATATTTTCGATATGATCAAGAACGGAACAGCAACTTCAGATCAGATTAGGAAGTTCAGATATTTCCTCTTATATAGCACCCAACTATTCAAGACAGGAGGAACTCCAGACAATATAACCAAGTTCCTCTCCTTCTTCAATATTGATGGCTATACTGTTGATTTATGGACAGAGACGTGGGGACTTACTCCTGTTGGTATTACCTCTGATGACTTCTCTGGCTACTGCGATTTCGCTAAAAACGCCTTGGGACTTATCTGGAACGATTTATTGGTAATCGGCAATGATAATGATGATGGGCATTTCGTAAAGAACTTCAATACCATTACCATTGATAACTACCATACCTCACAAAAATTAGAGTTCGACAATGACATCATTGGCTACGATCCTATTACTGGCTGGGCCCAATTCCCTATTCTTTACAATGCTCCAATTTTTATTGAAGTTCGTAATGAGAATGGACAAGAATTAGTTCCCACAGATCAAGTCCAAGAATGGTATGATATCGTTCCTAATACAGACCCGAATACGAATACTACGTCTCCTTGGTTGCTCGATATCAATCCATTCTTCCTTACTCCTGGAATGAGATTATCAGTTCTTTATCAGGTCTCTAACGAAAACACTGTTATCGATTCAATGGTAAGCAATCCAACTCTTCAAGTTCAGAATTGTGATATCTGCGTCAAGTTCAAGATAGACGATATTCCCTATAACTACAAGCAAACCAATCTCTCTCTCCCAGAATATGATACCTTTGTCGTATTCCGTGGTGCTCTCAATCTCGTCAATAACACGAACGAGAATACAGTTTATAATAACTTCAATGAGTATTATCGTGTTGATGTCGATGCCAGACGTTCCACAGTATCTCTCTGTAAGGTTGTTCAAGATCCGGATACCTTGGGGCTCGTCACTCAGCAAATCAATCTCAATGTTGGTTCAGATACCAAGATTTATGATGTTGGTATTGTTCCTTGTAGTGGAGCAGATCTTTACCAGTTCAAGACAAATAACCTCTATGAGTTAAAGGTTCAGATTGCTGGCTCTACTGTCTCTGCTTATTTTAGAGATGCGATAGAAGATAATATTATTCAGACAAAAATTGATGGGGATGAAGGTAATATTCAATGGGGAAATCCTCCTTGTAATAATTGGATAACGCTCTTCCAAAATATCAATATAGACGTGCCGGATTCGGAAGTGCTCTCTACGGATGTTGATGGAGATACTATTCCTTCCTATCCTTATACTCCCCTTCTCAATGCTGGATATTATGGAGTTGGTGGAAGGAATACTGTATTAGAGATAAAAGAACTTACCATAGATAATCTTGACCCAGACAATACGTATTACAGCACAGACCAAAAAGAATTGACGATAAAACCAAAATATCAGGAATGGGCTAATCAAAATCTTATTCAATATAATAACTATCCAATGGGCGAAGAGAGCGCATTCTCCTATACGATTGCTCCAAACTTCAATGCCCAGACTACGACATATCAATTAGATCCGAATGTCGTCAATTCCTTCAAGTCTTTTTACTTCGATAACGCCAATGTCACCGAAGAGATAGCAAGCCGATATACAGTCATCTTCAACCAAGAATGGGTAGAGAGCACCTTCGAGAATGCCCAAGACCTAATGAATAAAATCATTGTTCCTATTGGTTCTCAGCCTGCGTGGTTCTCCGTGGAAAGCAGAATATATGATGTAGATTTTTATGGAAACTACTACGGAGAGACGACCACTAATCATAACTTCGGGACAGAGACCAATCCAAATGTAATGAATGCTCCTGGCTTCTTCTCCTATAATCTCTCAACGCCATTGGGATTGTATAAGACTGAACCATTAGATGAGTTCTCTTCATTAGTCAGAACGGATAATTATAATGCGACTACTGATGCCTTCATAAATACTACTTTTACATTCGGCAAGAGAATACAACAATATAAGTTATCCAATAATTCCTTCCTCATCAATGGACTATTCGAGGAAGTATGCCCCAACTCCAATATCTTCTCAAATGCTGAAATATGCGGTAATCTTGATGAAAATGGTATTGCTCTCGCTAATCCACTCTTCTTCCCAGTGGTTGTTCAAGATCCAGGCAACCAAAGAGTTGTTGGTGTTCGCTTCAAGAATTGTTCAGATATCAATGACATCATTACCAGAATTACCGGAGCAGCAACTTCTCAAGCGCAAGTCCTTCTTTACGGTTCCTATATCGTTCAACTACCAATACAAGCCGTTCAATTCAGACCAGACTTGACATATGCCTTGGAAATCCTCGAAAGCAATCCTTCTACGGTTGTTGTCAAGATGTTCGTTCCATTAGGCATCCTCAATAGTCAGATACAAAATTATTCATTGAGCACAGAATATCTCCATCAGATTGAGAACTCTGGCGGAACTTCCATTGTTCTTGATGGTGTCTATATTCTTGTTCCTCGTGCTCTGACAATTTATATGGATAGTGCTAATCAGATCCAACTTACGTCTCCTAATGCCTATGAAAATCTCTCAACGGGACTTCTTGCTCGTTATTATCTCTCTGCGCAACTTCAACTCGCAACCAACTTGAATGATTACGAGAATATCAATACTGCTAATCAGATACCCTACAAGTATATGATGAACTACGATTTTAGAAAACTCTTATCTAATCTCAAAGCAAATGGTGGAAATTATGGGGACGATTATCTCTGGTGGCTCCCAAGAGAAATATGGAGAAAAAGAGACTTCGTAGTTCAGAGTTTAGATCCTCAAAATGACGTAGCCTCTGGAATAAACTATGATCCCAATAAAGACATTACGAAGATATTCTATGGTAATGACTTCAATCCATCAGATATCAACCAGCATAGTTCCTTACAGATAAAACTTACTGATGGTCCAATTACTCCATATACTCTTTACTATGCCAAAGTTCAATTCAAGATGTCTTACAATGGCTATGACGAACTTTATTTAGGAAACGCAAGCCCAATAGATGGAACGACACAATCATCGAGACCACTCACAGGAACAGAGGCAGCAGAAGTTATTACAGTTGGAGGAGAAGCAACAAAGTATCCTAATTCAACTCTATCAGCCCCAGTAGCACAATGCCTTGATTTTTACGTGCCTATTGCGTGGTATCCTGAGAGCGATATTCCAACCAATAATAATCTTGCTTGGGGAAACTATATCAAAGGAGTAGTTGGTGATGATAATGCTCCTACAGTATCTCTCACTCCCTATGGATTGATGACGTGGCTCCTTGCTCATGCTACTGATGCCGATGCGAATATTCAGAACATCAATCAGATAACCCAAGGATGGACTATTCAAGACTGGAATCAACGCTTCTTGACATTCGTAAATATTCAATACATCGCTGAAAAAGTTCCTGCTGCGAATTATTCACTTTATGACGAGTTCGGGTTCTTGAGTAAATATGCTACGACATCGGGAACAGAAGTAAGTGTAAATTATGATGCCGGAGAAATGCCGTGGGTGGTTGAAGATACTGCTATTCTATCGTCATATGGATTTAGTTCGTATTACTTCGCCCTGCCAATAGAAGTATATCGTTTGGTAAATTGGTTCGAAGATGTTCAGAGTATTACAGCAGATAGTCTTGTGATAAACCAAAATCTTTACACTCTCGCAGATAATACACTGACATTGAATGCTGATAATCTCTTCAATACAATAGGCTCAGAAGCACAATTCAATGCTCTGTTATCGTTCGAATTATACAACGATTTTACTAATACAGAGACACTTGTAGATAACTTCAATGATATAAATCAGTTGTCGTGGATAAATTACGAAGAGAATACTACTCCTGATATCTATGAATTGGCTGTAAGGGCTCCGAGTAGTAATTTATTTTTAAGTGGCTCAGATCCGGCATTTACCACAACGACTTATCAGAACCAAATTGTTTATCAAAAAGTTCAGGGGAAATCGACAAATACCTTTAATCCGATGACTAATGGAGCGGGAACTACTACTCCTATTGTGAAGAAGAACGATAATGCTGGGTTTACAAAGACCATATCTCTGATTAATAATAAGAACAGTGTATATGAAATAACTGCTAATGTAATATTCGACCCTGCTCTCAATCTTATAAAAAACTATGATGGTAAAAAGTTCGAGTTAATATTGAATGCGGAAGTAGGATTTAGCGGAACGACTAATGATTTTATACTAACCAGTTATTACTTCGTTGGGATAAAAACGTATAATTTTACAATCGCATTAGGAGTAGCGAAGTTCAATCCTACTACTGGTCTAATGGAAAAAACCATATTGGCAGGTTATGGAAACTACAATGGTCGTGACATAGTAGCAAACCAATACTATACGCTCGGAGCACAAGTAGATGGGAATTACCTTCGCGTGTCATTCAATAATATGGGTGAAGATAAACAGACCGTAATAAATTATAATATCAATTCAAGAAACGCAGGAGATCCCAATAGATACCTTACTGGTGGGTTCGAAGAGTTATGTTATCTGGTGACAGGACTATCCAATCTTGGTATTACCTATCCAGATAATCTAGCATCAATCACAGGAACTACCGTATATAACCAAATATGGGACGAGCAATGGGCTATAAACTTCAAACCAGTTGGCCAATATTCTGGAATAAAGGTGTTCAATAATTTAACATATCTTGGCGAAGTGTCTTTGACTGGCTCCGTCCAAGACGCTTACACCTATACAAATGCCTACGACACCACTAATTGGAACGCCGTTATACTCGAAATACAGAACACTTATGGACCGACAGGAAATATAACAAATATTGGTAAAACCACAAACGGAACTCTTGTTGTTCTTTATGGAAATACAGTGTTCTATAAGTCTGGTGATAACATTACAAAACAATATATCTCGGACGTGTCTCAAATGTTCGTTGTTGGAGAGTTTATAGTTGTTGAGTTCCTTCCAGATAATGATTTAGTATTGGGAGTTATAGATCAATTTTTTAGTAATATACAGGCAATTTATATAAAGGACAATTCGTTCAATAGCGACAATTTATATCGCTACCAAGAATATACTGGCCGGTCAATATCTGGTGTCTTCTGCAATAACCAGAAACTTTACCTTACCTTTGAGAATAGTCCTCTCCCATTCTCCCTTACAAGTTTTAGAATTAATGAGGCTGCCGACTCGTTCCTAATTACGGAGGATCAGCAGAGTTACCGAGTTATTGAGTTGTAATAATTATTCCAAAAAACAGTTCCCTTGTGATATAAATAGTAAGTGTATTAGGCTGTATAATTGGATCCGTCGAAAAGAACAATTTTATATCCTGAGCCGCCAGAATGGTAATAGCAAACCATTCGACGGATCCAAACCATTGCTGGGGCCAGGGTATCTATATGTGCGGAATAAATTGTAATAATCCAGAACATCATCATGAAGAAGAGATAGTAAAAGTAAATATATCACTATCTTCTAAAACAGAAATAAAAGAAGATAAGAAGATTGATATTCCTATTGTAGAAACTATGATAAAAGTTGCCGACAAGGCGGAAGAAGTAAGACAAGCAAAAAGAAGAAAAGCATTTACTACAAAAGAAGACTTCAATAGAAGATTGATAGAAAAAGGCATTCCTGTTGAAATGACAAGCGAATATATCGATATGCGATATGTCTCCCAATTTAGATGCCTAAATGAAAATTGTAAGCATTGTTGGCTAGCGATAACTAATAATGTCTGGCAAAGAACCAGTAAATGCGAGATGTGTGACGATAAGAGAAAGACAACGACAGAAGAATATGAGAATAATTATCTAAAAGGAACTAATATCGGCGTAATGGAAGAATATGCCGGCTTCAAAGTTCCAATAAAACAC